TTCCCAGTAATCACCGGCACCCACAGCAACCTGGCCTTTTTGAGTCATTACCCAGGTAGTGCCTGGAAAGGCAGTGTTTGGATTGGTACTGTTTTCGAATTCAAGGACAATACCTACCGGATAAAGCATATCGTACAACTCCAATGGGCTATGTCCCGCCCGTTCCCATCCTCCAGCAGCGGAAAGGAACTTCTTCCCGTCCCCCTTATCTGGCGCCGGGACAAAGCCTCGCACTCCGGGAGAAGTATCAGAACACCCCATGAAATCGCTGTGGGCTTCCGGGTCAGTCAGATGGTATTCGAAATCCTCTTCCCGAGCATAGGTGTCGGAATGGATTTCCACACCTACCAAGGATGCATTACCCACGGAAGTGTAAACCGCAAATTCCTGGATATCCATTTTATGGGTTTTGTCAGGAACCCATTCCCCATGAATGGCGTCAATCGCATAAGCATACCCATAAAAGGTTTCTTCTCCTTTATAGTCTCCCCAGCCGGTATCAGTGTAAGATTCGCTAGAGACCTTTGCGTACACACCAATTTCCGTAGCAGAAAACCCACCGCCCTCTGCGATTCCGCTATTGGAGTATGCAAAATAAAGCACTGTACGTGCTTCGGACGCATCCGCATTAACCACCTCAGCTGTTTTCGTAATTGACGCGTCCAGCTTCTTACTGATCAAATCGGTTCTTGTGGAACCATCGCTGATTCCATCCCCGATTTCAATTTTCGTAAACACCAGAGGCTTCCCCATGGTTGCAGAAAGCTCAATCAGGTGCATCCCTGCTTCCCCGACGTTAACATTACTAAATTCGCTCATTGATTCACCTCATTCCTTTTGTCGGATATTCCCGTCAGAATCGATATAAAACAGGTCGTCCGAATCCCCGATTTGAGAAGTTGGGGACGGGCTGACTTCCTGCCCGTTGCGGGCCATCACCGCTGACGGCTTCAACCCATTCAAAGTTATTTCAATGTTTCCGCTGGAGTCTACTTCATGAATTCCCCGGGCCACATTGAAACTAATTGATTTTCTGTTGATCTTGTCTCCAGCTAGTCTGCCCACTTCTGTGCTGCAGTGTTTTCTCACGATTGATCCGGCATACATAGGATTCGCAATAGGTACAATTCTAGCTGCCTGGATAATCATATTTGCAGGAATAATCAGCCTTGCATATCTTCGTACTTCATTGATTCTTTCAGACATATCAGTGTCAAGATTAAGGATAACCGTGTAACTGTTTGGATCCACGCTTAGGGTTACAACACCTTGGTGATACATTCCAGCAATCAATTTCTCGAAAGATTTTTCGGTATATGGCCTTGTTCCATTGACGGTTAAAAAGATAGCTGCTTGCCGATCAAAAATAGTCGCATTTTGGGGCGGATAAATTCCGAGCATGCTTTCCCACCTTTCTACGCCGGCAATGTCGGTGTTAAAGATGAAAGTATTCGCGAACCATCTCCAAAGCTGATCATACAAAGTTTGAAATTCGACATTTTCAGCTTGGCATATGGCTTTCATTTCTTTAGCATTCTGAAGCACCCAGGGCAGGTATTTTTCCAGCGTTACCTTACGAGTAATTTTTTCCATTAGGCTCCCCCACTGATATCAGTCACCGTCCCAAGAGTAGCCAGGGCATTATCTGCCAGTTCCGCGTTCTCCTCAGTCCCGTTCAGAGTGGTGTGACTAATATCGGCCACATACGGACGGGCCAGCAAACGGCTTTCCAGCTGACTGATACGGATAACAATGCCCCGATTTTCGTACCGGCTTGTAGTCACCACTTCGGTGTCCTGCCACCCCTTGTTCAGCTCGTCAAAATATGCCTGGATGGTTGCTGTAATATCTGCAAGGCAGGTGGAAAAGGTATCTGTGCCCAGAAATTTAATGTTTAGCCCGATGTTGACTGCACTCTGGGCGGCGGCTTCCACAGTTACACGATGCCCGATGGGGGCAATACCCACACCCTGCTGGTGATACGGGACCGGGTCCAGGGCTTCCTGCACCTCGCTCACGAACTCGGCTTCGGGTGGCTTGTATTCACTGGTCATGAACACGACTTTCACAGTTCCACCCCCATCCCATACTGGGTAGACCTTCACACCCCCCACCCCTTTTATGGCGTTCACCTTTTCCTGGTAGTCAGCGATGTTCCCACCGTATGCCTGTGTTTGGAAGCTTTCAAGATACCTTTTCCGAAAGGCTTCTGTCTCTTCTTCGTCTTCACCAGGCACGACAACATTAACGATGTTGGCGGACTGTAGTCCAACCACATAATCAATAGGGATTGCCCTGCCGCTGACCTTATTGCCCTCAGTCCCGGATTTTTCGCACCGGGCCAGGTACTGATTGCCGCCAGCAGTTACGCGTTTGGTAATTACATAGTTTAGTTCATCCACAGAAAAACGACTGCCAGTAGGGAGAACCACATCGGCAGGAGTAGCCTCAATGGTCACATAAGCATAAGTCGCCTCGTAAGGCTCCAGGCTCCTTTCCTTGGCGCGCTCAATCAGGTGTTCCCTGTCTGCCGTATCCCCAAAGGTGTTGGTCATGAAGTAATCCAGGGCTGCATACAGCAGCATGAATTCAATGGCTGCAGGCATGGTGGCATCGTAGGCAATAGATCCTTCCCGCTTGTCGATTGCATTCGACATTACAGAAAGCATGCGTTTTTCAATGACTTCTTCGGTCTGTCCTTCATACATTGGCAATTCTCACCTCTTTTTGTTCCTGCAAATTTCCATAAACAGTGACTACTGTAAACTTTGCTAGGATACTGCCGCTCTTGTCGTAATTCAGGTCGAAATTGGTCACATCGGTGATTCGGTCATCCTGGGTCAGTGCTTCCTTGATCCGTCTAGGAATTTCAGGCAATACAAAAGGGATGGGCTTACCGAAAAGGTCGGCCAGCTCCACCCCATAATTCCAGCTATAAATCAGGTATTGGTATCTTTCCGTATTCAGGATTTTATACACAGCTTGTTCAATGGCTTCCAGGTTCCCCGTTATAATACCATTAATGCGGTCATCATCAATCTGCATCTGATACGTTTTATTCGGGTATACTTCCGTAGTCTTGATGTCCACAGCCCCAACAGGCCGGGCCGGGTCCACAGGTAAAAGACTCATTCACTCACCCCCACTGCCCATTGAGGTTGGCGTGCATCCCGTATCGGCACAGAACCAGGTACTGCTGTGCCCCAGCCTGTCGCAGGAGTACAACCACTTCCCCTGTGCTTAGCCCATTGTGGACAGTAATGGTTTTCCGCCCCACATAGGCGTGATTATGGGAAGCATACTGGGCATCGCCGCTGCCTCCTGCTGCATCTTCAGTCTTGTGGTTAACCGTAATATCCACCTGGTAGTCTCTGACCATATCCGTCAAAATCAGAAAATCAGCTGAAATCACATCTTTGTTGCTGATTCTCACAAACAACGGAGAAACCGTTTCTACCGTGCCCAAGATGTAATCGCTCAATTTCATATCCTGGACATTCTGAGCAATTACTCCCTGCAATGCCTGATAAAATTTTGCATTCATTTAACCACCTCAGAATCTCGATGTTTTGATAATCTTGGTCGGCGTCATGCCGTCCATCTCCCAATAGTTACTCCCATTGACCACCATATCTTTGCTGGACGAATTCCCCACATAACCGCCATTGCCATCATAAATAACCGCGTGGTCATTATCATCAAAGATGATCACATCCCCCGCCTCTAGTTGAGAAGCATTAAAGGAAATGCAGTTGCTGCCGGCATCCCGAACCAGATCATCGCATCTGACCACCCCGGCCAGGGATTCCTGCTGCAGGAATGGGGAATACCAAGAGCCGACCTTTCCTACTGCTTCCGCGCAGCCTTCCGGTCCGTTGTCCATGGTGGCGCCTACCCAGGCATCCGCCCCTTGGCTCAGGCCCTCGTGGACGGAGCTGGCACTATTGGAAGAATTTCCCGAACTGGATGCTGTGTCAGAAGAATCAGAGCCCCCATTGAGGAAAGAACCTACGAGGTCCAGGTCCATCAGGTGGCAGTTATTACTGAATTTATGGGTCACATTGTCAACAATGACTTGGTAGGCCTGATCTTCTTTCTTTGCTTCCATATCGTCTTCACCAATGTTCACATTCAGCCAAGCCATGGATCCGCCGCGGATCTGCAGGTCCCCTGCCTGATCCTTTAATTTGAAAGTTCTCCTTACATGGTTCCGCATCTCCAGCATTTTATTTGCTAGAGCTTGCGGAGCCATGGTCATGCCAGATGGATTTAGACTTTCGTAATACTGCAGCACGCCCCACTGTTTCCGGGTGGCGGATTTTTGGTAATCGGCATTACTGGCCGGAGCGTAGATAACCTGATGCCCCTTTTTACCATTATCCAAATCCAGCTTGATTAGATTAGCAGTTTCCTTGTCAATGGATCCAATGTAATCATAGTTTCCAGCGGTTTCTCCATCAAAATAGAGATCCGTTTTCAGCTGAGATATTTCACGCAGAGTCAGTTTCCCGCAGTCATCGAAAATCACAAAGATTTTCCCGGTCTCCATCAGGGTTAAATCTAATGCTGTTTGGCACATGTCCAGAATAGTAGAATCTGGGTCCCTGTGCTTTGGGATCACATACCCGGTATCGTCCAGTTCCCCAACTTTTAGCTCGAAATCCTCGGCCAGTTCACGGATTACTTGAGTAGCGGTCTTTGCCACATACGAGAAAGTATCTTTGTTCAGCAAGTACCGCATTTGGTCATAGGCGGTTACGCTCCACAGATCATCCTTGGTTTTCTTTTTCTCGAAGACAAAACCATGGAAAAACTGCTTCCCCTTCCATGTTACATCGATAGTATCGCCGTACCCCATTTTTAGGGCTTCATCCCGAACGACCTTGAAGGTCATTTTTCCAGGGGCACCCTTGCGGTGCAGTTCCAGCCGCAAATCATCCAGGACAGCCGGCACAAAGTATTCGTCCGTTTTTTTCACATGTACGACCATGGTCAGCCCTTCGGTGTTTCCACCCGAGTAGTTGACTACACTGTTCGTATTTGGCTGTTGAGCAGATTCGGTCATAGTTTCAACACCTTCCCTGCCATGGACTGCAGTGGATTGGTGATTAGATTGCTTGCCAGCACAGATCGCCAGTTAACTTTCCCACCAGTCAGCATCTTCACTGCCTCGTAGCAGGTCACATTCTTGGAGATTTTGGCCAGGGACGGGATATTCTTTCCAACGGTGGGCCGGTTATCCTGCACCACCAATTTTTCGTTCCCATCCTTGTCTTTCTCCATTTTGGCTGTCTTGGTCCCGAAATACCGGTATTCCTTCAGCTTTAAGGGAACCGTAACATCAGTTCCATCACTGTCCGCGTCTTCCACAATGCTGTAATCGTCCAGCGTAACGGTCATGTTTGTCGAAAATAAGACGTTAAACCCCAGCATTCGGCAAACAATGAACTGGAATGGCTCCTTGGATACTTTCAAGGTCTCAAATTGATTTAAAAAGTATTCAGCGCTTTTGTAGCTAAAGACGTTGTCAATCCCAGTTGCTCCTGAAAGCAGGGAGTTCGTAACACTCCCCAAAAGGCTGGAATCATACTCCGCCCAAGGATATCGGTTATTCGGCAGCCGGGCCTCAAATTCAATTTCAGAGAGACCGGGCGTTTTGATTATACTGGCCTCTCCTTCGTTGATCAGATTGATCGTTTTATTTTTCCCCTTGATTTTCAGATTCATTTTGGCTGGTGCAATAGGAAGCTGCACCAGCCCCAAGTAAAAATAATAACTCATGCGTGCACCTTTCTTGCTCCAGCACTCATACCCTGCAGCAGTCCATCGCTAAGCGCATCCACAACCCCGTCAAGGTCCATTTCGCTGTTAATATTGTTGGTCATACCGCCCATCTCGATGATCACGGAGGCGGTGGTGTACTTGTTGATTGCTTCTCGTTCTGCAATCTCTCGCAGGTATCTTAAATCCTCCTGGGCACTGTCCAGGGCATCAGCAGTTCTTTTTCCCTGCTTGGCTCCATCTCCAGTGTTATCCGAAATTTTATCCAGTTTAGAGGGATCAAAAGGAGGATTTTCCATTCCTGGCATTTTAAATCCACCAAAGTTAGCTCCTTTGTCGTATCCCCACTGGAAGGCACTGGTCATATCGTTGTACTCAATCGGTTTGAAATATCTTCCTTCGATCTGTTTTGTTTCCAGCGTCCAGTCAACATGTTCAAAACCTCCGGGCTTAATCTTATCCAGCCCGGGAATCTTGTTAACCATATCGATGATATTATTAACCGCAGAGGCGACCAGGCCAACGATGCCGTTCCAAATATCGGCAAACAGGTTATAAATGGCATCCAGTGGATTGTCCCACACACTCCCGAAGAAGTTGGCGATCGCAATGCCAAAATTTGCAAACATAACAAGGATATTCCGAACGAGGGTGAAGGCCCAGACAAAAGCGCCGACCACAATTCCGGTAGCAGAAACAGACGCTCCCGTAAAATGATTAAAGGCAGCTACGCCTAAGTAAAGGGCTCCAACAATCAGTACAATAACCGCGGGAATCAGAAAGATAGGACTGGAAAACGTCGTCGCATTCAAGCTCATAAAAGCAGCAGTAAGTCCTTCGGTAGCTGCAGTCATCAGGAATAAGGCGCCCGTTGCGGCTACACTAGCCGCGGCATGTAACCCAGTAGCAACAGCAGCTGCAATGGCGCCAGAGGCCGCAAACAAAGCATGAGCCCCCATAATGCCCATGGCCGTAGCCACAAGGATCAACCCAACCCGGATTGCCGTAGAATGCTCCTGGATGAAGCCGGAAGCTGCAGCAAAGGCATTTTGAGCCATGTTAATGCCTCTGGAGATAAGATCAACCACGGTATAAACTACTGGAACAATGCCCCTGATCGACTGTTTAATGCCTTCCACAGCTGATTTAACACCAGGGCTGTTGGCAATCCTGGATAGATAATTGATCACAGGCGTAAAAGCTTGCAGTGCCGTATTCCGAATATCGGTCATGTGGTTCGCCCACGTTTTGGGCATCTTTGCAAAGCGCGCCTCAATTTCATCCGCATTGCCCAGAACTGCCTGCTTGATGATGTCAGCAGTGATCTCGCCTTGAGTAGAAAGCTTTTTCAGCTCGCCTCGGGATACACCCATAGTCTTAGCAATCATATCTTGCAGGATAGGGGCATTTTCAGTGATAGACCTGAATTCATCCCCTTGCAGCCGGCCAGAAGCCAGGGCCTGTTGCAGCTGAAGTAGTGCAAATTTCTGATTTTCCGCAGAAGCCCCACCAATCACAAACATTTTTTGCAGATTCTCAACAAATCCGATAGTTTCGCGTGGGTCCGGGAAGGCGTCCCTGGCATTGACAGACAGGCTGGCCACGGTGTCGGCCATAGTCATATACTCCCCACGGGCTTTCTGTGCAGATTCGAAAATCATGTTGTTCAGTGCAACAACGTTTTCCTGACTCCCGGAGATCATCTGCAACCTGGCATTTGTACCGGCTACATGGTCTGCCAGTTCCACCACTCCCATGATCTGGTTCTTAACCATATCCATGGCACCCGTGGCCATGTTGGCTAGAAAACTTCCGGCGAACACATTCTTCAAAGCGGAAAATCTCCCTACCGCATAGTCAGCGGAATCAGATGCAGATTGAGTCGCCTTCCCGACGCTCTGCATCCTGTTGGCATAGTTTTCTACCGCACTTGCAATTTTTGCGAACGTAGGGGAAACCCCATCAATAAGTTCGATAGTGTCTGTTATTTTGGCCATTTTGTCCCTCCCTTCTTCTTACTTACTTTTCATCTTTTGCATTTCGGCTTTTTTATTTTGCAGATAAACGTCAACGAACGCATAGATCACAGCCTGTTCCCAAACGGGCAATTCATAAAACACATGGGGCAGAATGTGCAATTTGATGAACATCAAGTAAAGCACATTGGCGTCCACGTCATTGCCCTTTAAGAGTTTTTTACCGCAGTGATTTTTTCATCCATTTCCGTGCTGTAGCCGGCGGCAGACTGGACAGCGTTTTCCAGGTCAACGATTTCGCCAGGGGTGAGCATCGCTTTCAGCAAGGCTTCGGCCCCGACAACCCCCCAGGAATCCTGCAGATCTGCATCATTCAGATCCGGATATACAACAGACGCCAGCGTCATTTCCATGGTGGCCTCTTCCGCATTGGTTCTCTTTTCGGCGGCCCCGGTCATCTTATTGGGCACGGTCTTGGTATTGCGTTTGGTGATGGCTTTGATTTCGTCATACCCCAGGACACGCAGTTCCCACAGGATGGGGTTCCCCTCGGTATCTTTGATTCTCTTGCTGGCAGGGTAAAACACCGTTTTATTTTCTTCGACTGCATCCCGGTAAAAAGCACGCATATTTTTTTCTTCAGCCATGGTATTTTCCTCCTTGTTTATAAAAGAAAAGGCAGGGAAGCCCCTGCCTTACAATCAGGCATTCATTCCATCGAGTTCAGTAAATTTTTGGGCAATCCGGAATCCTTCAAAGGTAAATTTGATAGAGTCGGACAGCCAATCACCGTCCACATCAAAGTTAGCAACCGTCCCAGAATCGATATTGCAGTTCTGCAGGATGATGCTTCTTCTCCCTGCATCAGAAGTCGGATCTTCGTTGACCACCTGCATATCGAAGTAGGTATCAGTCCCATCGTTGACGAATTTCTGAATCATTTCATCAAACAGGTTGGTGTTTTTGTAGATTTCCAGTGTGCCAGAGCCTTTCGCAGAATAAGCTTTATTCCCTTTCTGCACCCTGCCCAGGATGGAAACTTCTTTCTTTTCCTTCTCAATGGTCGCTTCCAGTTTTTTAGCCTGGAACAGTAGATATCGTTTCCCATCCACCGTAATGTAAGCAGTAGCCAGCTTCGCATTGATTACATCCTTGGCCAGCATGGTTTTAATCGCATTAGGCATTCAATCCACCCCCTTACGCTACAACCACAGTAGCATACAGTTTCTTCATGCTGACTACAGGCTGCTCCTGGAAAGTCCACACAACAGAAGATTTGTCAGTACCCTGGACAGGTTTCGCCAGATCGCTTTCAACAAAGTTGGTGATAGCACCAACCTTCTGATACTGTTCCAGGATGTAGCAGCCGTCAGCCCACAGCGCTTCTCTGCCGTCTTCATTGTTCTGTGCCTTCCCCAGGTACACCTTGTTAAAGGCATGGGCCAGGTCGATAGCAGTGTTGTCCAAAACACGAATCACTTGGTTCAGCGCAAAATCACTGTTTTTCGTCTTGGTGAACTCGGTGAAACTGTTGATATCCTCCAGTACCCGAACATCACCAGTTACATCTCCATCAACCGGATCCGTAACAACGTGGAAGGTCAGCAGACCATCACGGATGGCCTGTTGCAGTTCATACTGTTTCAGCTGGGTTTTGACGGTAAACTCGCCATTGTAGATGGTGTTGGTCAGATCTGCATTGATAGCGCAGGACGCTTCCGCACCAGTCACCCAGTATGCCAGGGATCCCTTTTCCTTCCCGGAGTCGGTCACTTCGTTGGACTTATTGATGTTAATTACACCTTCGTAGTTCGGACTTTCTGCCCCGAACAGAACTACCTGGAACTTGCTCCCCTCATCGTCCCGAAGTCGCTTTACAAACGCCAGCAGAAGGGATTGCACCTTGGTATCGCTCCCGGCATAGCCCATGACGTTGAAGTAATACGGCTCGATCAGGTCCAGATACTTCTGGTAGTCAGCCGTGGTCACGGTTTCCCCATTGGTACCGCCGGTCATTTTCACAGCCGCCACTACAGTCAGTTCGCCAGTTTTCTTGAAGACTACATAGTCGTTGTCCACCAGGTCCGCAGAAGTTTTTACGCTCTGCTTGTCCACGGTTTTCAGTACCCCGTCTGTGGTCAGATAGGTATAGACCACCTTGTTGCCTTCCGTGTCGGGATCATCCTGGACGCCAATGGAAATATCGTTGCCCCGGGTCCCCGCATACTTTGCCGTGCCCAGGGTACAAGTGGCTTTTACGCCGGATCCATTCAACCGATAAAAATAGCCCGTCTTTAGGTTCAGAAATAGATCACGCAGCCCGGCTAGCTTGTCGCTGCCATAGTCATAGCCGAAAATCTTCTGGCATTCCGTCTGGAACTCGTCTGCTTCAACCCGGAAGATCTTATCACTGGGCCCCCAGTCAAGCTCGAGTGCCATGGTCCCATAGCCCCGGTCGGCAATCTCAGCTTCGGCCCGAACTTTAGATACAAAATTAATGTACGTGCCCGGCAGCACTTTATTCTGAAACAGCCACGTACCTCCACCTAAAGCCATTGTTCATTCCTCCTTTATTCGTTAATGTCTTTGGTCACCACATGGGCCTGGGCTTCCTGGATCATCTGATCCACCTGGCTTTCGGTGTACATCACACCATCGTCCAGGATCGCCCACAGCAGATTCACATGCGGTGCATATTTCTTGGATGCCAGGATAGTTTGGGCATCCATTTTCTTTTCGTTAGTAACGGTTGCGGCCGCTTCCGTCTTTTCCTCGTCCATTTCTTTCATCCTTTCGTCTTACCAGACATATCAAGATGTTCCATGACCTCGCCAGCCGGTTTGATTCTCCGGACAAACGGTGCATAGGTCACGAAGACATGCAGCACTCCGTCAGTGATTCGGTAGTGCAGGTTATCCCCTCTGACTTTCGTGCCGTCTGCTAAAGTGATGACTTCCAAGTCGTACATTAGTGATTCCGCCAAGGAAATCACCTGTTTCCGGACATCGTCAATTTCCCCACACTCGTTGAGAATCATCCAGATGTCGAAGTCCATATCCTGCTGGTACCTATCCCCGACCACCAGCTTCACGCTGGTATCATCGAGCAACTTGATGCGCCAGCAAGGGAACTGCACGTTATTTCTGATTTTGTCCACATAAACTGGATAAGCCCGGATGCTGTGCAGCTTTCGGGCCAGTCCGTTGATTAATTCAGTTGTCACGATCATTTAAACAGCCCCTTTTCTGCGGCAATCAGATTGCGCTTGATGACCTTCGGGGAAGCCTCTCGGACAGCTTTCTGGGCTTTCTCGGTGATGTTCAACCCATCCACCCAGGATGCAACCAGACTTTTTCCCAGCAGTGGCACATACCTGCCCGGTCTCTGTCTATGCCCGTCATTCACGTAGGACGCATAAGAGGCGGAATTGAAAACCGTCTGGCTGTACCCCAGGGCTTTCTTTTCCACCTCTCCAACGTCCCACGAACGGCGCATATGCTCAGAGTTTGAACGGTAAACCTTTCCTGTTTTGGGATCTTTCCGCACAATCTTTTTGCCTACCGGTGTGTTCTTTTTCGCCGTCCTCAGATACACCCCGGCAAGGGTGGCCACGGATTTTTCCATGGCCTGCTGTACTTCTCCATTCCCCAGCTTGAGGGCGTTCTCGTAGATTTTCTGACATCCTTTCAGCGAAACTCTCACTTTGGCCATTAGTACACCTCACGAACGGTTAGGATCACCTCCTGGTGACTCCCATACGAGGCCGGTACGGAAGCCGCCTTATACCGCAGTGTCTTTCCCAGATGATTGACATCAATGTCAGCTCCCGGTGTCACTGCCACATCGGGAGACAGAAAGAGTTTCGTGGTTTGCTCCATCTTAGGAACCCCGTCATTTTCCGTAGCCGGGAAGCTGGAATAAGAAAGCCGACAGGGAACGGGATCTGTCTTGACCTCTTTCGTGGTCACGATTCCTGTATCCTTATCGGATTCTGTTTCTTGTGTGATGATCACGGCAGTGTCCTGGTAGAGATCTTCCAGGGCCGTTCTCACCACCGAATGCGTCTGAAACATGTAAGATCACGCTCCTCGGTCCATACAGCGATGAGGGAGTCCAGCCGTTCCTCCGGTGTGTTTCCACCAAGTTGAACTTCGGTATCCCCCTCTTTGATAGAAGTGGCCACAGATACCGATGCATCCCCCAACACGGCTGCTTTCCTGGCTTGTAGAAACTTCCCGGCCACGACCCTGTTCACCTCTTCTGTCAGCTCCTGGGGCATTTCTGGCAGGTTGCAGAAATTCAGAACATGCTGAACTTCGGCTTTGTAAAGAATCTCCAGTAAGGCAACATCATCATCGGTAACCGTATAGCCGGTTGCAAGACTGATTAAGGACTTCACATCACCCGTCATGGCCTCACCTCCCCTTTATTCCTTTTTGGCAGCAGCTTTCTTCGGTGCAGCGGTTTCTTCAACCACTGCTTCTTTCGGATCCATGGGCTCAGTAGATGCTTTACCAGCTGCCAGTAAACGGGTAAACCCTTTCGTTTCAAGTGCCTGGGCTTCTTCTTCCGTTACCACGATACGGATTACATTTAGATTTTGCAGTGCAATCATCCTCTGCGCCTCCTTATGCTCCGATATTTACGAAGCCGGAACCCAACTGGTTGTACGGGATCCACAGATCGTGGAATTTACGATAATCCAGCTTCCAGGCATCTGCGCCCTGGTTCACATCGGGAGTAAAAATACGGATCTTGTCGGTTTTAGACACAGCAATGGGCACGGACCGCGGGATAATAATCCAGTTGATCTGTTTAGCGCTTTCGGCCGGGGCAAAACCACCAGTCTCCTGTCCACTAGACTTGCCATCTTTAATGACATATTCAGTCTTCATTCTGGCAGAAGGAACGGGCAGGATGGGCAGGTCATTGTAAATTTTCACCTTCGTAGAAATTTCACCTGCTTTAAAATCGCCCACATCGATTTTCTTTTCAATGTCCTTGGCGCTATTCAGGATCGTACGGATTTTCGTAGGCATGATAATTACCAGCCCCTGGTTTTCGCCAATTGCATCCTGTACTGCGTCAATTTCTGCATCCAGTTCAGCAAGAATCGTATCTGCAGTAGGGGTAAATGCAGCTTTCACCTGGTTAGCGCCTTTCAGCAGCGCTGCAATTTTAGAATACCGGTAGGCATCTACTTCAGGGATAACGGAATACCGCTGGAAGTTACCCATCACATTTCCGGCGCTTGCAACGAAGTTGGATTCATTCACATCCATAGCATCCAGGTGAAAAGTCCGGCCCCGGTCCTGGGTCATGGTGTAGTCACGGTATTTCAGCGTAACTGCACCCTGAACGAACCCTTTGTCCCGGTCATAGTTGGCCAGGCCGGAAGTACTGATTTCCGGCATCTTTACGGTATCACCACCGTTATAGACTGCCTTTCCTGCGTTGGCTTCCATCCACCCAGAGGTTGCGCCAACAATCATTTGTTCATCCAGTTTCTGCTGGAAGATCTTCGTCATTTCAAGCGTGTTAATTGCCATTTGTCTTCATCCTTTCTTTTTACAGTCCGAGGGCTGCACCAAACTCTTTGGCAAGGTTGGCGTCCTCCTCGGCTCCGGCACCGCCATTTCCCCCAGGGTTCCCAGGGGCAATTCCACCAGCTTTAACGGTGCCATCGTCGAACATGTAGGCATCGGATTCCTTGAGGGCCTTGATCTGTTCACCCAGGCCGCTTACAGTCCCGTCTTCGTTGAGCTTCAGTTTTTCCCCATCCAGCAGGGAACGGACGGCCTTCGGATTCCGGGCCTTTGCAGTAGTCAAGGCCATTTCCACGGCAGAATCCAGTTTGAATTGGTTCATGCGGTCTTCGTACTGCTTTTCCCGATCCTTCGCGGCCTTCTTCATCGCGTCGATCTGGGCTGCCAACCCTTCATTGTCCTTGTTGGCTTTTTTCAGGCCATCAACTTCTTTGGCCATGGCTTCCTTTTCGGCCTTTGCCGCTTTCAGCTCTTCCAGCTTGGTATTAAACTGGGCCTTGCTGACATAATTTTTACCATAGTCCTCAACGATTTTGTCAGCCACATCCTCAGAAATCCCCAATGCTTTCAGTTCGTCTTTTGTCATTTTTCATTTCCTCCCGTTTCGCTTGTTTTTCGACGGCCACACCCGTCGTTTGCGGTCTTGTTCTTTATCGCCTGCAATGCTAAAAAGGCATAAAAATAGCAGGCCTTCAAGGCCTGCCTAAAAGCCATCTTCAGTTACAGTAGTTGCAATTTGTGCAACATGTCGTTAGAGCACTCAATTTCAAATTCACATTGCCCGCTGCCGGTTAAGTCCAGGTCACTGAGTAGGCAGCATCTGGAAAATGTCAGCCGCTCAAGTTTCCCATCTTTCCGCAGAAAGTCACCTTGGAATAGAAAGCTGTCGACAGTTTGAAAATCTACCGAATAGGAAACTTCGTGGTCAAACGTAAGTAGAAGGCTTGCATACCGTTTTTTGATTACTCTCCCCTTGCCGAGTGTCGGCAGCTCATTAACGGTTTCAATTACTTCTACCGCTGCCTTGCAATCTGCCAGCTTTACCCTCCTGCCGTCACAGCTAACGTACAGCGTCCCGGCGTCACAAGGAATTGTTTTAATCACTCTGTCCATGTTTCCACCTTTCTTTGTAAGCCTTAAAGCGTCTCATGTTGATTTCATGAGAAATAATAGAGTATACGAAAACAATGGTCATAAAGGCAAGACCTGCAAGCGTAGGAATAAACACCTGCAGCCATGTTAAGTCACAAAGCCCAAATACTTTTCCTAGTATCAGCCCTGCCTGAACAATCGCAAGTATCATTTTCACCTCCACATCAAAAGGCACCCACATTGTGAGTGCCTTAAAACGTTATTCCCATTTTTTTTAAATCCTCTTCCACTGCTTTCATGACCGGGTCGTCTTTGTCAACATGCAAATCTGTTGAATATTTCCCATAGGGTGGCATATAACTATCATTTTCTTCTACCACAAACGGCGCCTTGTTCTTTTTTGTATCCTGCATACCACTCACCTCTTTACAAACCTAATCATTTTATGCTGAATCAGAAACTCTAATACTTTCTTAGAGGTTTCCTCTTCTATTTTATCATGTTTGTATCCGGCATACAATTCTTTTTGTCTCTTATAGAAAGACGCTATAGTTTGTTTTATTTTAGCAATTTCCATATTACGCAATTTGCTTATATAATACAACTTTCCGTTGTGACAAGCAATCAGCGAACCAACTTGATTCTTTCGTTCAAACATTTTTAAAATATCATCCCGTGACGGTATAGAACTGTATGGGTGGTTGTGAATCCCTATGTATTTTCTGGTTCCAGTCTCAAGCCGGGCGGTTTGCTCCTCGGAAAAGCCACACGCCTGAATCTGGTTAGACGCTGTATTGGTTTCCAGCCTTTCGCCCGTTCTGGCATCTATCGCAGTAATATCTTCAAACTCTGTTCCGCTGCGATGACCCAGAATTTCCATAGTCTCCCTGTACAACCCGTCATCAACTGCCTTGTGAGGCGTCAGATCTTCATACTTCATCCGGTAGTCAGCAGTATTCAGCGGTTTAAAATCAACAAGGGTTTCCCTGTTTACATCATCAGTACCCCTTTCTCTTTCAGCCGGCTTGACATACTTTTTCAGCCAGTCAAAATAGGTCATTTTGGCATCTGCAAGCTCAGTTTTCCCTTCACCATCTGCCCGTGCCGCTCGGGTCCCCTTGTCATCATCAGTGATGCCCTCGATGTAAGGAGCCGTAGTCGACCGGCAGTAACAGTGGAATGGAGGCATGGTCATACCGGGTTTCGCGTCTTTTCGGTCAAACACCTTGCCATCCAGCGATTGACAGATCTCGGAAGTTCTGCTGTCCAGGGTGGCAACGATTTCGTACTGGTCAATCCCCAGCCGATCATAGGTGTCCAACATGGCTAATTCCTGCACATAGGCGGTTTCAGTTTCCACCAATCTCTCAGCATTATGATAGGAGGTATTGAACTGTTTGGCAATCCGCTCAGTCATAGGCCCCGTTCCTTCTTTCAGCAGCAGGGACCGCGAAATTTCATTTCTGAGCGTGTTTACCAGCTTGTCCTTGTTCTCCCATATTCTAGATGAGAAATCCTTTCCATCAGGTGCCCAGCGTGTATTGATGGCCTTTTCAATCTGGCTTTCCGGGACCTGGTCATAAGTTTCGAACCTTCCTTTCATTCTCTGGGTTTCGTAGGCCGCCCGATAGTTGGAATCCTTGTAGACTTCTCTCAGTGCTTTGGATATGTTCACATTCTGGGCCTTGGATACCCTCTCACAATACATCTGGGTTTTGATCATCAGCTCCTGGGCTTTAGTTAGCCGAGCCCGGATAGAAGCCTGGTCAAGCATCTTTTGATACTCTTCTGAAAGGCCCTCTTGCTTTGCCAGCTTTCGGTACTCTCTCAGGTCCATCTTGAAAGCCTTCAGCTGACGTGCATCCAGAATCTTCTGGGCGTCAGAGTAGGAGACTCCGTTCTCATTGGCGTACCTCTGGTACCAGGCTTCTACATCCTTCCGACATTTGACCAGAGCTTCTTCGTAAATCTCCTTCAGGTCGTCCTTACACAGATCAGCTTTCTGCATTTCCAGCTGTTTCACCCGCTCGAACCGCTTAGCCCAGTACCCATCATTTCCCATAATCAATCACCCTGGTTATTTCCCTGGTCAGGCGGTGCGGCATAGTCCCCGCCCATCAGATCGTCCGCTGCTTCCTGCTTTTCCCGTTTCAACCGTTCCAGTTCCTGCTGGGTGTCCTCAGTCCACGGGTGGTTGGCCACAATGGTTTCATTGCTGATGATTCCCACAGAGTTCCGACAGTTGGTAATGGTTTCAGCTTCATTGGTCAGCATATCCCGATTGAAGACAAAGGAAACATTACTAGTCGGGGCAATCCCCTTCACGGTTTGCAGATATGTGTCAACGAACCACATCAAGTTCCGCAAAGAAGCCTTGAACTGAGTTTCCATCTGGTTGGCGTCCAAATCAATATCAGAGTAGGCCGCCTGGATATTCATCTTGTTTGCGGCCCCGGAGGTGAACCGTTCGTCCTTGGCGTCAAACCCCCTGCCATTCTCGATGATTGCTCGCTTCAGCAGTTTCTGGATCAGTTCGAAATTCTGGGGGTTGACTTCGATGTGTAGGGCCTCCACCCCACCTTTTTGAATATCATCCCTGCGGATCTTGATTGCACCATAGGCCATGAGATTTCGCCGGAAGTCACTCAGCTTCTCCCCATCGTAGTTGTACAGAACCAGGATGGTACTGCGAATGTCTTCGCTTGTCGTATCAGCGAACCAGCTCGTCAACTGGTTGAGAGCATCCTGCAAGCACTTCACCTTGCAGATCAGCGGCTGTTCATGCCGGTCCCTCTTAAACGCCACCAGGGGGACCCTAGCCCAATTCATCGGCTGGCCGTCAATGGTCATATAGGCCGCATCAGTCTTGTCATTGTCAGGAAGCAGCTTATCGTTATCAAAGACAAAGTACCGCACCCCTGCCGGAGTGTAGTACTCTACTTTGATTACCGTGTCCGGAGTTCGGCCCCTGTACACAGTCACGGGATACACGTAAAGGGCAGCGTCGAGTTGCTTGTGCTCATCGTCCTTCCAAAAGGCCAGAACCCTGTCGCCCCTCAGCATCCGAACTCGCAGATGCCCTTCCGCATCAAGATAAACGAACTGCCAGGAAATGCCGCAATTCAATGCATTTTCGCCAGTGGCCTGGAGCGTTTCCGTGTATTCGTCATCGAAAATCTTGTCCAGCTCAGCAGTGTATCGGTCATCCTGGCCTTCGGTTTTCAGTTCAACCGGTTTGCCCAGCAGATAGTTGTTCTTCTGGTCCACCAGAATCCCGTACTGGTTGTCCATGATCCGGAAATTTGGCAGGTTATGAACCGCAACCCTGCCCCCATCTGGGCCAATCATCATTCGTTCTTTTCGCTCAATATCCTGCCGATCCCCATAGTAAGCCATGCCGGTGAGCATGTCAGCTCGTTTCTTACTGGTCAGCCATCGGCGCAGCTCTTCTTCAAGAAACTCTATTTCGTTCATGCCGCTCTGGGATCCCTGCCTGATAAGGCCGTCCCAAAAAGCATTAAGGGCATTTGCTAAAAACATTGAATCACCTACCTCAGTCAAAAGAAAATCCATCGGCCCGGACAGCATCCATGACCGCATACCGCATGGCATCCATCAGATGGTTGTTATAGTCAACCGGCTTGTTGATAAGCTGACCCGTCTGCTTGTCCTTGTTCCAACAGTACGTTGATATTTCCGTCAGGAAATTCGCGCACCGAGGGTGAATAATGATGTGATAATCCTGTATCCTCTGGATCCCATTGTTGATACTGTCATTCCCCTTCCGGCTCGGGTGTATCCTGTAAAGACCGGCTTCCCGCAGTTCGGCAATACTCTTGGGCTCTGCGGCATCGGCAATGATTCTTTCCTTGGAGTACCCCATGCCCACGATTTTCTCGGCAATCTTGTTATTGGTCAGCCCTCTTTCGTACATCTCATCGAACACATAGATGCACCGGCTCCCCTTGTCCACCAGTCCGCAGAAAAGAGCCGTAGGGTCATTGGTATAACCGAAGTCAAGCCCGAAAGCAGACTTAACGCCAGGACGTTTCCGAACCTCATCGATGTTAAAAACCTGTTCTTCGTAGCTGTCATACACCAGGCCATCAACTACGCCCCAGTCCCCCAGGCCAGCCACACGGTAACGCCGTGGATTCTTCTTCATCTGCTCGAACAGCGCATGGTCGGACTCGGAAAGAAACTCGTTCATCATGTAGTTGGTCGTGATTGCCAGGACGTTCGGATCCTTGACATCGAAGAACCGTTTCTTGATCCAGCATTTGTCAGACCACGGGTTGAACGTCAATGTCAGCTGGGTAAAAAGCCCCGGAGGAAGCTGACCACGGATAGATTCATCCAGCCGGTCGAATGCTTCCTCGCTGGTCACCTCGTATGCTTCTTCCAGCCACAGCCAGCACAGGACACCCTTTGGAACGCTGATGGATGTGATCTTTAGTGGGTCATCCAGTCCCACGAAAAGAATTCTCTGCCCGGTCGGAATGTAAACCAATTCCAGGGGGCTTTTAGTAACCTTCCAGTACTTTTCGGCTCTCAGGCGTCTGATGGCCCAACACAGATCTGAAAAACAGCTGTTCTGCAATGTCCTGTATACCTTACGGACCACCAGCAAATTGGCCTCCGGATACTTCATCAGATTGTAAATGTACCAAATTGCCGCCGTCTTGCTTTTCTTACTGGCACGGCTGCCTTTGACGATCCTGTACCGTCCACGGAACCGCCAGAAATCCCCATAATGGCCTCCCACCACTTCGGGCAGGCGTACTATCGTATTCATGGCTGTATTTCATCCTCCCCTGTAATGATTACTGGACCATCACTGGACATTTCAACCTTGTTCGGGTCGTCACTTTGGCCCAGGTAGTTCTTGCCAAGAAAAATGGCCATGGCTGCAGACTTCTGAGCTAACTGCCACTGGGCCCTTCTAAGGGATATTTTCCCTATTCCGCGTTTTATCTTAAAAACTTCGGAAAAACTCAGCTTGTAAGTTCTCTTGCACCATCGGTTCAGCGTCTTGTCCGTCACTCCAAAGAAAGCACATACTTCCTGTTCAGTACATTGCAGCCCGCAGAGGCGCTCAAAATCTTTCTGATCAATCACAGCCATCGGGCGCCCTGTTTTCCGCATCTCATCACATCCTTGCATTAAAAAAGCACAGCCATTATAGACTGTGCTTACTTTATCCCCTTTTCAAATTTTCTTTTGCATTTGTAGGAACAAAAAATATAATTCCGTCCCTGATAATTGGTTTTCCATGGCCATGGAGTGCCAAATGGTAGGTAAAACTTTTCCCCGCACCTTTTGCAAACCTTAAAATTCCCCAATACAGGCATGTCTTTCATAAACGCTTCCAATCTCTTCGTGTTTCAAAGCGAAGCATAATTTATAATTTCTTTATTCTAACACAAATTCTTTATTTAAAGTCGAATAATCTCGAATTTGAGAAAATATAGAAACATTTATATTTGAAAACACATACAAGAAAGGGGCCATTGCAGGCCCCTTTCTCCCGTACTAGGAAAATCTTATACGCCCGTAGCTACGCTTACGGGCTTGGCCCATCCCTGTTGATGCATTAAAAGATGGCTCACAGTCTCGTGCAACTAAGTCTGAATAGGATCGCAACCTGTTCAGCAGACTCTCCTTGCTAATGTAAGGAGAGTTTTTTATTTTGGCGTGAGGAAAATACATATTCTCTCATTGGCTATCCCCCCCCTTTCCCACCTCCGCGATAGCCATAAAAAACAAACACATCCAACTTTTCGGGAACGAAAAAAGCACCCCATCAGAGTGCCTTTTCCGTACTGCCATATCTTAGAAAGGAGGTTCCGCAATCGGTTCGGGCTTGCCCTTTTCCCTTACCTTTTGCAGTCTACACTATATCACGTCAAGATAGGGAATTTCTAGGAACTCTTTGAACTGAATCTCAAATTGCTGCAGTGCTTTCCCATGGATCTTGATTACATTGCGGTAAGTGTAGTTCATGTCCACCGCAATCTGCTCCCATCGCTTGTTGTTTAGATATCGTTCCGTCAGTACCGCCCGGAAACGGCCATCTTCCAACTGCATGATTCGTTCCCTGGCTTCCTTTCGCAAATCCAGAAGCTGATCCCATTCCTTATTTATTACAATCTGCATATCCCGGATCCGCGCCACCTTGTCTGCCATGGACACAGGGATCCCACCGTCAATCCGTTCCCGGCTGGTGTCCACTGATTGGATAGTATAAAGATCTGACTCTAGCTGCTGCAGTTCCTGTTCCTTAACCCGGAGTCCAACTGAAATAAAACGGATCCGGTTCAAATATTCTTTTGCTGTCATTAGCGCCTCCTATTTCTGGCTGCTAGCCTCAATCTTCCGCAGCATAGTCAGGCATTCAATAGCCTTGTCCAAGTCCTGCAGGCCGTTTTTCTTGGGGTAACGATAGATATATTTAACCGCGCAGCCGATTAAGTACGCCCGTACGCCATTCGCTCCCTGGCACAGCTCCTTAGCTATATCAATGCATTCCATACCACCTCGCCAAGTGTAATGCTCTGGGTTATGAATCATATCACTCATGAGGCTCCTCCTTTTCATGGTCACTGTTCTTTTTCACCCAGTTAAAAAAAATTTCTGTAGATTTTTGATCTTGATATCGTCCGTAGATTTTTCGAATTTGTTCGTAGGCAAAAAGCGCAAGATCAATGGTAGCGAAAATAATTAAAGCGTTAAAAATAATCTGCATGGTCTATTTCTCCCTTTCTATCTCGATTTCCGCCGCGTCATTCCGGCCGGTACTACCAAAGCCACCGTTTCCGCGCTCCGTTGGTGCCAGTTCAGCCGCCTGCTGCAGTATAACCGGTACGTTAAACAACAGCTGCGCAATCCTGTCACCGTGATAGATAGCCTCCTCTTGGATCCAGCTGGGTACGTCGTAATCAGGGTCTAACTCTTTATACAACATACAAACTTCACCACGATAATCGCTGTCAATCAAGCCGAAACCGATGGGGCAGATTAAATTAGTCGTCAAACCAATACTGGAACGGGCAAGGATAAAGGCATATACGCCTTCCGGCATTTCCAGGGCAAAGCCAAGGGGCGTTTTTGTGGTACATCCGTTGAGTCCAGGGATATAATGCAGTTTACGGTCCGAATCGTAATACTGATCTTCCCCGGTTCCGTCAATCCTGGCATAGCAGTCGTAAGCTGCAGCCCCCGCCGTTTTCTTCTCTGGCATATGCCCACCTGGAAAAATCTTGATTTTTACAACGGGTAATTTAGTCGTGTTTCTCATTTTCCGTCCTCCTCTATTACGCTCAAATTTTCGTTTTAAGGCGTTTTGTCTTTCGGGGTATGTAAGTTATACTCCCAGCAGTACAAAACGCCAAATAGCCAGGATTCCGCCGATGTACATGGCTAATCCGGTTAAGATTCCGACTGCAATTAATACTTTTATGAAAATTTTCATTCTTGTCGTTTCCATTTCTTGATCCTCGCTTTCAAACTTTCCAGTACATAATTCTGTGCTTGATCTTTCCAGCTTAATGCATCCACCAGATCATCATCCCGGGTTCCCCGGCAAACCAGCTGATGGATAATGACAGGTTTCTGCTGCCCCTGCCGATGCAGCCGTTTGTTAGCCTGTTGGTATAGCTCCAAAGACCAATTGAGGCCAAACCAGATGATGTGATGCCCGCCGTTCTGAAGATTGAGTCCATAGGCGGTGCTGGCGGGATGGGCCAGAAGAACATCAATTTTGCCGCTATTCCAGTCTTTTTCCTCTTCTGCGCCCTGGAATACCCGTACCCGCAGTTTCGATGTTTTAAGGGCATCCTGGATGCGCGAGAGATCATGCTTGAAATTGTAGAACACCAAGGCATGCTGCCCGTTCAGTTTCTCAAGCAACTCCAGGAACGCTTCCAGCTTACAGTTATGGACTTCATGGACGCCATGTTCATCATCGTACACCGCTCCGTTGGCCAACTGCTGCAGCTTGTTTGACAGTCCTGCCGCGCTGGCCACGTCGATATCCCCATCAGGCAGCGCCAAGACCATATCACGTTCCAGTTGGTTATAGGCTTTCTTAGCTTTCGCGTCTAATTCAACCGGGATATCATCTATGATACAGTCGGGCAACTGCAGATAATCCGATGCTTTCATGCTGATGCAAATATCGGAGATCCGGCCCATGATAGACTGCTGGGCGCCGTCCTTGGGATCGTAGGAGTAAATCACTTCCCGCGTCCGCTTCCCCGGATCAAAGAATCTATCGCGGAAATGGGTGTAATACTTCCCCAGGCGCGCCCCGCCATCCAGGAGATACAGCTGGCTCCACAGGTCCATCAGGCTGTTAGGAGACGGCGTACCCGTCAGTTCCACAATCCGGCGGATATGCGGCCGGATAGAAGCCAAGGCTTTGAACCGTTTGGCCCGGTGGGACTTGAAACTGGAAGATTCATCCACGACTACCATGTCAAAGGGCCAGTCATTTTTATAGTAATCCACCAGCCAATCAACATTCTCACGGTTAATCACGTAAATATCGGCTGGCCGGTAAAGCTCCTTGATCCGATTCTTCGCGCTGCCCAGGACTGTAGCAAATCGGAGATTCCGGAGGAAGTCCCACTTGGAAGCCTCCTGCTGCCAAGTCGCTTCGGCCACTTTCTTCGGGGCAATCACCAAAACCTTGTTAACGGCAAATCGACCGTACTTTAGCTCCATAATGGCGGACAGGGTGATCACTGTCTTACCAAGACCCATGTCAAGGAACAATCCGATTGCCGGGTCTTTTACCACTCGATCGATACAGTATCGTTGATAGGGATGTGGGGTAAATATCACGCTGCATCATCTCCTCCCGAATGATCCTCCATCAGATAGTCCACAACACCCTTCAGTCCATACAGCACCCGGGTGTAGCATCCCAGCTTCAGAAGCCGGCAGATCTGCACCGACTGCAGCTTGCTCAATCGTCCGTTATCTGTCTTCAGTTCGATGAACTCGACTTTGCCGCCTGGCCACACCACGATTCTGTCCGGCACACCGACATTGCCAGGGCTCACCCACTTATACGCTTTACCACCCTGTGCTTTCACCCCGTTCACTAAATGACGTTCAACATCTCGTTCCAGCATATTGGTTCTACCTCCTTTGCATATTTATTTAATGCGACGGATATTTATGCTTTAAAAAATTTTGCCCAAGAAAAACCTTAAATCCAACTGATTCAACTGGAATTCAACTGCTTTCAACTGGTTATTTCAGTTGATTCAGTCGGTTTTAATATATTTCTTGGATATAAGGTTGACAGGTTGACAAAGTGCAATAGGGTTAGATTTAATGCGGTTGTAGCCGTCAACTTTCTACGTCAACTTTGGTTTATTAAGTTGACACCCATTTTTAGACGTCAACTTTCGAAAGTTGACGTTTAATCCGTTTTTATATGCACCGATTAAAACCTTTTTGTGTTCCTGCATACCCGTACCTTAGAGAACTTGAATTTCGCTTCCACCCAGGTGTGTTCACCAACACCTGATTGATTTCGTTGGCATCGCTCCGCCGCATATGCTTTGGATCGCCCATGAAGAGTTCACACCAGATTTCTGCGGCGCATACCTTCTCCCGGGGGACCAAATCTCCCGTTCCCGCCATCCCGCCATTCCAGAAGATCCGCCGCGCCGATAGACTCAGGCTGGTGTAATTAGGCGGCACCGGCTTTTCGATCCAGTCCCTGATCATCCCTTCCCGGATGCTGTTCTCCCGGTGGGCTTCCTGGGCTTCCCGGGTAGCCGCATCCAGTTCCGGGGTATCCATGAAGAGTTGTTCCCCTTCTGCATACCGTACAACCGCTTCGGCCCATAGTTGGTCTACTTCGTCAGGAAGCTGGACCCAGATATTTTTAGCCGGCTTATGCAGGCCCACATCGACGGGCCAGAAGCGACGGTTTCCAGTCGGGTCTTTCAGGAAGTCATGGTTATTGCAAGTCCCGAAAAATACACCCTTCCGAGGGAACCGGACGGCGTGCTTGCCGTAGGGCTGCCGGTACACATCATCGCACCTGGACAGGAACTGCTTGACGATATCCATTTCGGACCGGTTGTACCCGGACATTTCGCCGATTTCGTTGATCCAGATGCCCTGGATCATTTCGCTGGCCTCTTTTCCGTTGAAGTTCTGCAGACTGTCGCTGTACCAGTTCTTCCCAATCGTCTTCAGGAAAGTCGTCTTACCGATCCCCTGGGGCCCGTTGAATACGGGTACATAGTCGTACTTGCAGCCAGGGCGCATCACCCGGGCTACGGCCGCGGTAAAGCTCTTGCGGGCCACCGCACGGGTATACGGTGTATCTTCGGCCGCCAGGTAATCGATGAACACTCTATCGAGCCTTTCCGTGCCATCCCAAATCAGGGCTTCCAGATAATCCTTGACCTCGTTGTATTTCTGCTGGTTGCTCACCAGCATGACGGCTGCCAGGGCTTTATCCCTGCCGGTGATATCGTACCGGTACTCCAGCCACCACAGGAGACCGGCGTCATCGGTATCCGTCCAAAGGCGCTTATCCGGACAGGCGTTCCAGGGCAGTTCCCCAAGGGCCATCCCTTGATTACTGAAATCGTCGATGGCGATTTTACCTTTAAGCAGCGGGTCGAACCGGAGGATCCGCAGGATGTTGTCCATTGTCTTCTTCGGGTTACCGGTATCCGGGTTATAGTCCAACTTGGCTTCCCGCATCCAATCTACATTAAGCACGGTTTCAGTTGGTTTTTCTCCAATTTCCAGTTGATTATCTTCTGTTTTCACTTGATTATCTTCGTTTTTCAGATCAGTGAAAACAGACATCACTTCCTGTGCTTTTTCCAGGTTAAGTTCTCGGAGGACCTCTTCATCCGCCATGGCCAACTTACGCATGGCTTTGAAGGACGGCCTAGCATTACCGCCAGTATGCGGCTTTATATCAACATCCAGCTCGTTGAACAGATGGATCCGCACCAGGTCGAAAGCGTTTACCAGCTGATCGCAGCAGGGATCCGTAGCATGGTGACTGTAAAGGAACTTACCATCCTCGTACAGCACTGCCCCGGCGGTTGTTGTGCCGCCTGTGTAGGTCATCCGATCGGCCTTGCCTTCCACGTCTTCGTAAGCATTCGGGAGATACTTTAGAAGGGCGCCTCTGATGTCGTACACCCGGCAGAATGCCCCAATGAGGCCTTCCTTTTTAGTAGGATCGGACTGCCGCGCCAGAAGTACCTTTGCCCTGGGGGCCGCTCCGGGCACCTGTGGCCACGCTGTCATATCCCGCCAATCGTCATACTGAGCCAGGATCCCATCCGCACTGGTAAACGGCTTGTCCTCGAATTGGAACACGTACTCGCTGTCTTTGCTGCAGCCGGGCCAGTACATCAGCCGGGAGGCTTCAAAGGTTGTAGGGTCACAATATTCGATGCCGATCACAGCCGCCAATTTTCGTGCTACAGGCTCGTATTCGTCCGGCGTGACCGTTTTATCCAGCGGGATGATAATACGCAACCTGGGCCGATATGGCGCATGTGAGCGGGTACTGTAAATGCAGTAAGCGATGCCTAAAGAGGATACCCGCTTCAAGACCGCATCCGTTCCCCCCGATGGGATATTATCGAAATCCAGAGTCACAAGGTCCCGGCCGGTCACGGCTTCCGCTTTGCGCCGGAGCCCGTTAAGGGTCCCCCCAACGAATCCTCCGATATCCTTCAGGATTCCTTGCTGGGCCTTCTGCATCCGGATGTACTCGTCGAAAGTTTCCTGGCTGCGGATTGGTACTTTGACCCGGCGGATGAAGTCGGACCAGAGTATTTCAGTGAGCTGCCAGTTGAGAGAATTGCGGCTGGAGCCGACTGAGATTTTGAGTAATCTGTCGTTTAACATGGCTAATCCTTCTTATAGAATGGGCTGATAAAGCCGTCGGCATTGAGCAAGAGCCCGGGGGCCCAAGGAATCGGCTTACACATGAGCGCAATCACCCGCTGGAGTTCGTCCGGGTGCATCTGCGCCTCGGGGACTTCCAGCACTACTTCATCATGGATGTGCATCACAGGATCATAGCCGGCAGCTACCAGGTTCCGGATTGCTTCACAAAGACAGTCTCTGGCGATTGCTTGGATACAATTTTCTGTGATTTTTCCGCCGTAGGTTTCTGTATACGTCCATTGGGATCCCAGTTGTGTCCGATACTGGATGCTGGAAAAGCCGAAACGGTTCTTGCACAGTCCCGGCTGTGGATAGAAAAGCTGCCGGCCGTTTGGCAGCGTCATCACCAGGTAGTCATATCCGTATAACATGTTTGACTTATGCTGGAAGCTAACGCCTTTTGTCACGGGAACGAGTTCAGCCGTGTCCAGTGCCTTGATGGCCGCTTCCTCCATCTGCCCCCAGAGCCGGACAATGCTGGGGGACGCTGTGCGCCACTGACTGACCACCTGCCGCAGTTCGTCATCGTTGAGGCCCATCTTATCCGCGCCCATGGCCTTAAGGGCGTTGACTCCGCCGCCATAACCACAGGCCAGCGTTGCCACCTTACCCTTCGCCCTCAGTTCACCGTTAATGCCGTGTTTCACAACCGGTACACCGAACATGGCAGAAGCTGTAGCACAGTAGATATCCTTGCCAGCTGCAAAAGCTTCCATTTCCCATTTTTCGTCCGCAAGCCAAGCAAGGACCCTGGCTTCGATGCTAGAGAAGTCGGCTACCACATACTGGCAGCCGGGCTTAGCCACTAAAGCAGTACGGATGAGCTGGCTCAGGATAGCAGATACGTTTCCGTATAGCAGCTCTAGTTTTGGCAGGTTGCCCTCCTTAACTAACTTTCTGGCCGTGTCCACGGCAGTCGGCACATCGTGGGGCAGGTTCTGGGGCTGCAGGATCCGGCCAGCAAATCTTCCGGTCCGGCTGGCCCCGTAATATTGCATCACGCCGCGGATCCGTCCGTCATCGCAGACGGCCCGTTCCATAGCGGCGTATTTAGCTACTGAGCTTTTGGCCAGGTACTGCCGGATTTGCAGGACTTCTTTAGGGGTTCCTTTGGTCGTGGCCAAGGTATCTTTAACCGTGTCTTTGGTCAGCTTCTCAAGATCTGGAAGTCCGTTCTGGTTGAGCCAGTCCAGCAGCTGGCTGCGGCTGTTAGGGTTTTCGATTCCGGTGAGCGTTTGTACTTGCGCAATAAGTTTCTCACGGTATTCGGTATCGATGGCAAGTGCTCCATGCATAAGATCCAAGTCGATGCCAACACCCCGACAGTTGAGATGATAGTTGATTTCCCGATCCCGCCACACTTCCTCCGGCACTGGGAAAGCTGCCAGCCGTTTGTAGTCTTCCATTTCTGTGACAACATCCTGCCGGTTATATTCCTTGAAAAGATCCCATTTTTCCGGATCTCCGTAGGGCTTGTTCCGTGTCCGGCCTCCGTTTTTCTGGGTCGGCTTGCAGGGTACGCAGAAGTACCGGATCAGAGCTTTGCCGATGGACAATTTCTGCTTATCCGCAGGAAGCCCTAATACCTTGCCCAGGGTGGCCAACCCTGCCGGATAGCCCAGATACATGCTGTGGATCATCGTGCAGCGCCATTGCTCGATTGGCGTCTTATATCCGGCATGGTTCAGACAGGTCACTTCGAACTGGTCATTGTAGGCGTGTTTGATTACATCTGGGTCCTGGAGGTCTTTAATAATACTGTCCGGGATTGTTTCACCCTGGGCCAGATCGATGACATGGACCGCGCCAAAATCATAAACATAGGCGAACAGGAGGATTTCAAAAGCTGGTGTATCGCAATACCGCCATACCCCAGTTTTCCCGATATCCTGGTCGCTAAATGTTTCGATATCTATGCTGAGATGCCGCATGTTCCTCCTCCTTTCTTCAGATAAAAAGAGCGGGGCCAATTAAGCCCCGCGATAAGCCTTACATCGGTTTGCCGGTCAGCGGGTTGATTCTTTGGGTATTGGCGGCCATGCTGGTGAATACACTGGCCGCGGTCGGTGCGCCTCCACCAAAAGCTTCCCCATCGGCTGTCTTCTGGACCGGGCCCAGGCCGCAGCCAATTCCCTTCTTACCGTTGTACAGGTAAGGGTACATATTGACACATACGTTAGCATACATCCCGCTGTAGATCTGGGTAGGATCTAGGATCTTGTTCAGATGGCGGTCAACAATTTCAATCGGATAATCTGCTTTTGCCCCGGCGGTCATGACCCAGTGCCCTTTGCATTCAGGGCCGAACTCTGTCCCATCCTGCTTTACACCATCTCCATCATGAACCGGAGTCGGGCATACGGGAGGGATGATCCCGCCCCATTGGCTTTCTGCGCCCCGTGCCTTGGCAGCTTCGATGGCTGCATCTAGTTTTGCTTTTCCTGCTATATCAGTCTTAGGCAGCAGGATCGTGCAGGAATATTTGGCCGGTTGATCCGGATGGCTGGCAAAAGGTTTTACCAGGTGGACATAACTCAGTCTGACATTCTCCAGTACGCATTGTGTGTTGTTCATAATTACGCCTCCATATCTTTAAATACATTTTCAGCCTTGGCCACATTGCTGATGGCTGGCCGTTTATCTGAATCGGGCACCAAGGTAGGTTTACCCGGATTCTTAACGATAAAGTCTTGCATCCATTCTTCGAACTCTTTCTTGCCTACGGCTTTTTCGGTCTGTGCCAGTGTAAGCGGCACCCGGTTATACAGAATAGATTCAGGGATACCATGCTGCAGAAGTACTGAAAACGCTTTTTCCTGGTCAGTCCAACCCCGGCTGCCACGCCCTTCTACGGCCTTCCATCCGGGGATCTCCGCACCGTTGAGAGCTGAGGTAAGTGCGTAATCCTGCAGATCCTCGATCCATTGTTTCAGCCCCTTGGCCAGTTCCAAATACTGGGAAAGGCTGCTTGGCTTCAGTAGTTTGGGGTCTCCGGCTTCTTGGGCTTTTAGACCAACGCTTTTGTAGTAGTCTGCGCGGGCTTTACACTGCTGCCGGGCCCGGCAAAACCGGCACCATTCTCCGGGCTGAGCTTCTCCCTCGCCTTTCATGGCCTTATCGGCTGCAGGTTTGACCACGTTCGTTCCCCAGTCCCGCAATTCAGCGACCGAAATAGAATCGGTACTGTAGTTGTTGATCCGGGGCTGGATAATGGTCATAGTAACCTGCTTCAGAGGATACAGAATTGCGTACCGCTCCAGGGCGCCCAACGCATATAGCCGCAGCTGTGGGTTGTTTTTGGCGTCAACTTCCACGCCTTTGCCGTGTTTATAATCTACGATATTAAGGGTATCACCGCCCAAAATGAGGCAATCGGCTGTACCGAAACCATCCGGCACATACTTGGAAAAATCTACTTTCTGTTCGGCTACCACGTGAGGTAAATTCGGGTAGGAAAGCATGATGCTTTTAATCCGATCCAGGTACTCTTCGCTGCATTCGTCCATTTCCTTCTGATATCCAGGCTCTTTCTGGAGTTTGTGCAGCCGCCGGGTATAAGTACTGCTGGCCATAGGCTCCACCGCATATTTCCGCAGCTTCAGTTCACAGAACTTATGCGCCAGGGTCCCCTCAGCCGCATATGGGCTGAGGGTATCCGGAAATTTTGCCTCCAGAGAAGGGGCGATGGGGCAATGCAGCCAACGGTGAGCGCTGGATGCTGAAAGGAAGGCATGGGCGCTCATAATTTAGCCCCCAGGGCCCGAAGGTCCGCAGCTACCGATCCGAAATCGGATTCTTTGATCGCCATGAAGCTGTCCGCGCCATATTTCCGGGTAAGCGCAGTCATTTCATCGAACTTTCCGGCATCGAGTAAAGGAGCTGCTGCTGTGATCAGATCATCCAGGGTATAGGTTTTGGCGGGTGCTGTGGGAACCACGGGAGTTGCTGTTGGAATGGGCGCCGCGGGATTGTTGTTTTGGATGACCACGGTGGAACCCGGAGCCAGCTTGATGGGCTCATCCTTCGCTGGGATTTTTTCGGCTACATAGTCTGGATGGGCAGGTTCGGCTCCGGGTACTTCCACCAGTACGGGTTCATCTTTAAAGCCTAGCAGTGCAGCCGCCTCCTGTCTGATTAGTTCCGGGGTGCCTTCAAAAATAATTTTCATGGTAAAATCCTCGCTTTCCTTTTAATCATTTTTGCGGTATAATCAGTGTTGTATATTTTTAATGAGCTCATCAGTATGGCTGTGCTGATGAGCTTTTTTGGTGTTCAATTGGCATCACCTCCCTTCAGCTGTAAGCCGCCATCCCTGCCAAAATAATTAATCCCGCAAAAGTTATTGACATTCCGGCTATAAATCCCTGGAACCTGGGCCCCAGGACCTGAAAGATTTCACAGGCTTCATCACTAAGCCACATAATCAGATCTATCGCAGTCCTGATCAGCACATATGGCAGCAGGATCATCGTCACCAGGATCGGTGCATTCTTCGGTCTTTTCTTCATGTTCTTCCTCTCCTTCTGCGGAATCAAACCCATCATTCATACCGTCCAACACTTTTGCAGCCTTGTCCCTCATAGCCGTCCATTTCTGGATATTGATAATTGCTACTCCTGCGTTATCCAGGGTATCAGTAGCCTGGCACATATCGGCAATGCTATCCAGCAGCGCATCCACCTTGTCCAAAAATTCATCATTCACTTTGTAAACCATTAATCTTTCCTCCCAATCAGTGTTTTGAGATCCATATTCAACGCTTCAGCAATTTTCCACCAGGTTTCAATGGTGAATTTTCTACGACCTGCGAGTGCTTTATATAGATGTCCTTCACACAGGCCGATGTCCATTTCAAATTGCCGCACCGGCCGCCCTTTTTGTTTGCGGATCCGTTCCAGATTCTGCAATCCCCGCTCCGCTTCTTCCGGGCTAATTGCCTGAATCACAACTTTGGGTGGCTTGATCAAATCGCTCAACTTCTTGCCAAGGGCCTTAGCCAGCATCTGCAGATTTTCAGGAGTTGATTCCCGGATACTTCTAGTCTCAAAGCAGTGAATCCATGTGGGGCTAAGTCCAATAGCTGTACTGAGCTGGCGCCCGGATATCCCTTTCACGATCCGGTAATACTTGACGTTAGACCGGATATTCTCAATCATCTCTGCGTCCATTTCCGCACCTCGTTACCAACAGATACAACCACGAGGTCGCCAAATACGACACCTATTACATAATCCGCAATGGATATGTGTTCCGGTACATATATAAGGATAAGTATGGGTGAAGTTTCCACTAGATATATTGCAATGAGTGTGGTTTCCGGCTCCCAGCATGAAACTGGTTACTTCTTT